AGCTAAGGCGCGGGATGCAGGGTATCGCGTAATGTACTTTGTGCACTTTCTGCACGTTGAGCTGAAAATTATATAAATAACGCGGGTAAAACTAAAAGATCCAATAATTTTCCGGGAACCTACACAAAGTACACAAAGTACATCCATCGCGTAATTTTGGGCGTTTAAGGCCTCTGTGATATTGTGAGAGCAAGCAATATTGCGGAGGTTTTTATGGCAGACATGCAAACACTGGCGGCATTGGTGCAGCGCCTGGAAAGCCAAGGCGTTGACGTTATGGCGTTGTTGCAGGGTGCGGCCATGGGCGGCGCGGGCGCAATGGGATCCGGCGCGATCACCGCAGGCGAAGAGTTTATGGGCCGCATGGGTCCGCGCACTGACGAAGAGTTTATGGGGCGGCGCATGCCACCAATGAAACCGTTTGAGGGTCCAGGCCCAGGCGCGGTCATGGACATGGAGCAAACCCAGCGCATGATGGAAAATCGCAACCGCATGCCCGACTTTATGAAACCCGCCTTTAATCAACTTATGCAAAACGGCGCGATGACTGGCCCACGCCCTGTGCGCCCCGTTGCGCCTGGGATCCTGAAATTACTAGGAGGAATGTAAATGGCGATGAAACCCTGCAAGGGATGCCCGACACCGGCTGCGTGCAAGCGCGCGGGCACATGTCTCGGCAAAAAATATGGCAAGTAAGCCAAAAAAGAAAAAAGGCCTCTACGACAACATCCACGCAAAGCGTCGTCGGATAGAGCGTCAGAAAAAGGCGGGCAAAACCCCGGAGCGCATGCGCAAGCCTGGCTCGAAGGGCGCCCCGACCGCAAAGGCGTTCAAGGATAGCGCCAAGACTGCGAAAAAGAGGAAAAAGTGATGCCATACCACAAAGGCAAGAAAAAAGGCGGCGGCAAGAAAAAATAATGCCTACGAAGCGCAAAAAGGTTCCCGCCAGCAAAAAATACGCGGACGGGACGACGTACAAGGACAGCGAGGGTAAAACGCACAAGCGGATTTCTCGCCCTGGCACAAAGCGCGGCAACGCGTATTGCGCGCGTACCGTCAGCCAGAAGCGCACCCCGAAGGTGCGTGTCCGGCGTAAGGCGTGGGGATGCAGCGGTAAGAAGAGTGTGAAGAGATAGCATGGGATACTTGAAAGAAGGAGCCGAGGGGCTCATCAACATGTTGGGCAAGGCACCAGGCAGCGACCCCCGGTATCGCGGCGTCGCACCCAACAGAACTGAATTTACATTTACGCGCTACCAGCCAAACAAATTGCCAGCTCGCCTGGAGAAATCACTGACTGCGCTGCGCGACCCAAACAACCCCATGCGCCAGGATATGCTGAGTAGCATTGAGGCTGGCCTGGAGGTTGGCGAGGATTGGTACAACACCGAGGAGCTGCGCGACTGGTTTATCACTGGATACGGCGAAGAGGAAGGACACCGGCAGTGGTCTGAGTTTCTTGACCTGGTTGGCGCGACGTCTCCCGGATCCAAGGTGCCACCCAACATCGGCAACGCGTCTGCGGTGCGTCAACGTAAGTACAACCCCGACCCCGTCGAGGGCAGCAACATGTCTTACATGGAAGAGCTGCAAAATGTAGAAAACATCGACGACGGTCGCAGATTAGCTAAAACCCGCAAGGAGGGCTACGGCCACAAAACTGCCGGTTTGCAGGAGCTGATCGCCGGGCGTCAGGTGCAAGGCGACTGGGATGCGATGGCTGAGCCTGGCGTGGCCCCCTCCTCCGGATCTTGGACCGACAACCCTAAGCCAAAGGGTTTCACTCAATCCTTGAAGGGTTCAGAGAAAAACATTGCGGCGGATCTGCATTTCACCCGGTATTTCGGTATGGCCTCGATGGACCCTGACTGGCTGTCGGTCGCAGGCACCGAGGTCGGCAACGAGTTTGCTGAGGCTCTAATCAAAAAATTTCCTGCCAGCGAGAAGTATTTTAAAATCAACAAGAACGGCAAGTACGGATTTAATCCGAAAGCAGCCGTTAAGGATGGCGCAGTTCCGATTGAGGAAATTGCTGACAACCCGGTTGTCTGGGCGCAAAAGCCAAACAACGCCGAATATGGTGCGATGGAAGATTTTATGTTTGAGCTGGGCCAGGAGCTGGGCTTGACTGGACCGCAAACCCAGGCGGCTTTGTGGATGGGCGCGGCGCGTAAAACCGGCGTGGATCCAACCAGCCAGACGACGTTCATGGGCGCAATCCGCGACCGGGCTGACATCCAGGCTAAAAAGCGCGGCCAGACCCGCGAACAGGTGCTGTTTGACTTTATCATGAACAAAGGCCTGCTGTCCGTGCCTTTGGGCACTGCGGGCGTCCTGGGCGCAGTCGGCGGGCCTAATCAGGCGCAGGCGTCCGAAATGCCGAGCGAAATGGAAATCATGAGATATCTGGAGAGCGTGCGATGACCCCAGAGGAACGGATCCGCGCCAAGGTCGCCGGGCTAAAAGAAAACCAAGCGCAGCGGCAGAGCGAAAAATTGCGCAACGATTATTCTAACGCGGTCGGCGTTGGTAATGAGGCGTATGAGATGAACACGCCGCGCATCCCGGATCCAAACCTACGCGGGCGCAACCGTGGCCGCACCGTGCAGCCTGGCTACAAATACAGCGACGAGGTGTTGCAAGACGCGATGGACCAGGCAAACACCGACAACGCCATAATGAACGAAATTTTTTATCAAACGCTGCAACGCACCGGAAATCCGGATCTCGCCGTGGCGGCTGCGAACACCGCGAGTTTCTCGCCTGGCGTGGGTACAATGATTGGCCTGGAGGACAGCTACCGGGCGGCGGCTGACATCCCCGACGCGTATCGCGAGGGTGATTACATGGGCATGGCGAAAAACGCCGGGCTGGCTGGCATGGGTGTCGTTGACGCGGCACTGACGATGCTGCCGTTTGCTGGCACCCTGATGAAGGGCGCGCGAAACCTACCGAAGGCCATGCGTGGCGCCGACGATTTTGCGTCGCGTGGGATCAACGCGATGGATGATTTCATGGCCCCTCGCCCGCCCAAGGCAAATCAAAACGTATTATTTGACCAGGTCGTGAAATACCTGGAAAGCCGAGGACAGTAGCATGGCCATATCGACATACGACGAACTGAAAGCATCGGTCGCTGATTTTCTGAACCGCGACGACCTGACCAGCGTCATCCCGGATTTCATCACGATGGCTGAGGCGGACCTAAACCGCAGCGTGCGTCACTGGCGGATGGAGGGGCGCGCAATCGCACCCATCGACAGCAAGTACAGCGCCATCCCGGCTGATTTCTTGGAGGTCATCACGTTCCACACGACGACCGGCAATTTTCGTCCGTTGGAGCTGCTGAGCCAGGGCGAGCTGCTGAAGCGACGCCAGGACACGCAGGACACCTCCGGCGCTCCGTCGTTCTACGCGATTTCGGCGGGCGAGATCGAGGTCTACCCCACCCCGGACGGCACCTACCAGACTGAGCTGTACTACTACCAGCGGATCGACGCGTTGAGCGCGAGCAACACAAATAACTGGCTACTCACATATTTTCCTGACGCGTATTTGTACGGGTCACTGATGCATTCGGCGCCTTATCTGAAGGATGACGCGCGGATCCAAATTTGGGCGGGCTTATACCAGCAGGCGGTCGGCTCAATTAATCGCGAAAGCGAAGCAAGCAAGTTTGGCGGCTCTGGCCGTCGCATGAAAATAAGGGCGTACACATGAGCTTTTCAAACACCTTTGAGACACGGGTTTTAACCTGGGTATTTACATCAGACAGCGCGACACGCCCGACGGCGTGGTACATGGCGCTGTTTACATCCAACCCTGCGGATGACGCGAGCGGCACCGAGGTCAGCACCTCCGGGACTGCCTACGCGCGCCAATCAGCGACGTTTACGGTTTCCGGCGATACCGCATCTAACTCGGCTGCAATCGAGTTCCCGACGGCCACCGCGTCGTTTGGTACGGTTTCGCACGTCGGCGTGTTTGACGCGTCTACCGGCGGCAATCTGATTGCCTACGCGGCGTTGAGCACTAGCAAGGCGATTGACACCGGCGACGTGTTCCGGATCCCGTCAGGCGACTTTGACGTGACGCTAGACTAATGGCTGACACGACCTACCGCACCGGCTTTGGCACTGGAAATTTCGGCGTCCAGGCTTTTGGTGTGGATGGCGTGTTCAAGGAAGGTGACGGCGTCGTCGTCTCCGTAACGACAACTGCGGCTGCGGTCGTCCGGGTCCGGGGATCCGCGTCTGCCGCCACGACTGTCTTAACGAGTGCATCCGGCGCTGAGCGCGTCCGGGAGGCTGACGCAGCGGCAACGCCCGCCGCGAGTGTATCGGCCTCTGCGGGTAGAATACGCGACGCATCCGCGACTGTGACGGCTTCCGCAAGCTCTGCGGGGGCTTGTGAGCGCGTGAGAGAGGCTGACGGGTCTGTTAGCCCGGCGGCAAGCAACACGGCCTCAGCGACCCGCGTGCGCGAGGCTGCGGCCAACCCGCAACCGGCAGCGAGCGTCACTGCAAACGCCGAGGCGGTCTACCTGTTCAGCGCGACGGTTTCACCGGCTGCGAGCGTGTCCGCGACGATTGCCAGGGTTCGCCTGGTCAGCGTGTCTTTGGCGGGATCCGCGACGGTCACGGCCAATGGCATCGAAAAGTGGGAGCCCCCGGCTGTCGCGGTCGATACCTGGACGGATTACACGCCTGGGACAGACAGCAGCATTTGGAGCGACGCCCCGGCTGCAAGTTCAACATCCTGGGGAGCTGCGGCGTAGCATGGGTTTTTGGTGATGCAGACCCTTTGTGAGATAATCGTGACAACAACTTAGGCCGTTTTGGGCTGAATGGAGTTTACAAATGGCAGATACTACAACAACCAACCTCAGCTTGACTAAGCCGGAAGTCGGCGCATCCGAGGACACCTGGGGCACCAAGCTAAATAGCAATCTGGATACTATCGACAGCGTGCTCGGCGGCGACACGGATATGCCTGGCATTTCGGTAAACGGGTCAGTGAAATTAGATGGTAATTATCCTGACGGGGCCAATAACGTGGCTCTCGGTGACACTGCGCTTGACAGCTTAGATGCCACAACGCCTGGCGGAAGAAACGTGGCGATTGGGTCTGGTGCGTTGACTGCAAATACTACCGCATCTTACAATACTGCTGTCGGCTGGTATGCACTTAATGCAAACTCAACTGGTGATCTTAATGCGGCTGTTGGTGACGGAGCTTTGCAGAGCAATACTACGGGTTCTCAAAACTCTTCAGTTGGTCAAGGCTCTCTAACAAATAACACAACTGGTAGTTACAATGCAGCACTCGGTCGCCAAGCTTTAGCCAACAACATAACGCATTCTAACAACACAGCCGCTGGGTATCAGGCTCTCTTTTACAACACTGCTGATAATAATTCGGCATTAGGATATCAGGCTCTTTGGGCCAACACTACAGGTTACAATAACACTGCGCTGGGTCGTTCTGCGTTAGCCTTAAACACAACAGGTTATCACAATACGGTGGTTGGCTACCAAGCTGCCTATAATTCAACTACGGCAAGAGATAATACCGCAATAGGCAAACAGGCTTTGTATTCAAACACCACAGGCATTGAAAACACGGCAGTTGGCAAAGACGCAGGATACAGCAACACAACAGGCACCCGAAATTTATATTTGGGTCGTAATGCAGGGTACACAGGGACAACTGCGACGGACAACACGGCGGTTGGCGATACTGCGCTATACTACAATACTGGGAATTGGAACGTAGCAGTTGGCCGTACGGCGTTGATTAACTCTACTGGTAGCTACAACACAGGCGTGGGCGGTCAGGCGTTATACAATCAGACCTCGGGTACTAACAACGTGGCAGTTGGGTATACGGCACTACATAGCAACACCACCGCATCTAACAACACTGCTGTGGGGTACACAGCGGGTTATTCTACTACCACAGGCGCACAGAATACGTTTGTTGGGCGGCAGGCATCTTACAAGAATACAACAGGTGAGTATAATTCTAGCTTTGGCAATGACGCATTGTACTACAACACGACAGGTAACTATAATACTGGCTTAGGTGCAAATGCATTAAACCAAAACACCACCGCATCTAACAACACGGCGGTGGGTTATACTGCTTTGTACAACAACACAGGCGCCAGCAACACTGCTGTGGGTGCGCAAGCAGGGTTTAGTAATACTACTGGAGCCAACCAAACAGCCGTAGGGTATCAAGCGTTAGAAGATGCAAGCACAGGTACACAAAACACGGCAGTTGGTAGCACTGCTTTAAACAGAACTACTACAGGTCATTATAACACAGCGGTGGGTTATCAGGCGTTACACGATAACACGACTGGCAGTGAAAGTACCGCTGTGGGCTATCGTGCGGCAAAAAGTAAAACATCGGGTGTCAATATAACAGCAGTCGGTTATCATGCCTTAGAGGAAAACACGACTGGCGGTAGCAACACAGCAGTTGGTTTACAGGCATTGGACGACAACACGACAGGCTCACACAACACGGCTGTGGGTGTCAGTGCGTTATCTGCAAATACAACAGACAGTCACAACACGGCTGTGGGTCGCCACGCAGGATTGATTGCGACAGGCTCATCTAACACATTCATCGGCTCTGGTGCGGGCCGTGACATGACAACGGGTGATAAAAACTCAATTATTGGTTCTTACGGCGGCAACCAAGGCGGCCTAGACATCCGCACCTTAAGCAACAACATCGTGCTATCTGATGGGGATGGTAATCCTAGGATATATGTTGCCAGTGATGGGCGCACTGGTATTGGGCCAACTGTTTTTACGAACTACAAGTTCACAGTGTCTAGTACAGAAGTTCCAATAATTGCTCAGAGAACAGCTACTAGTGACGCTGACTTAATGGCAGAGTTCACTTGGGACACCTCTGGATACGCAACAAGATTTTATGTTGGGGCAAGTGGTGCTGGGCCTAACGGTCAAAACACATGTCTGCGCATAGGACGCAACAACACTACATACCGATCAATCAACGCATCGGGATCAATCAACGCATCTGGTAATGACTATGCGGAATACATGGTTAAAGCCGATACCTCTGCAACGATTAATAAAGGTGATGTTTGCGGCATCGATGTAAACGGTAAACTTACAACCTTATGGGCAGATGCAATATCGTTTGTGGTTAAATCAACTGACCCATCTTATGTTGGCGGTGACACTTGGTTTAACGATGAAGAACGTCCTAATAAAGATGAAGTGACCGCCGAAGAATATGCAGCATATGAGGCTAGACTAGAAGTGGCTCGTGCAACAGTAGATCGCATTGCATTTTCAGGTCAGGTTCCCGTGAACGTCACTGGTGCAACAGTGGGTGACTTCATCATTCCTATTCAGGATGGCACAGGTATTACAGGTCAAGCGGTATCCTCTCCAACGCTGGAACAATACATGTCAGCGGTAGGTAAGGTAATCGCAATAGAAGATGATGGTCGTGCAAAGATCATTGTCAAAGTTGCATAACATTAGTCAGAAAAGGAGAAAGACATGACTGATACACCAACTGCGGAAGAAATCGCACAACACTACACAGCAATGGGTCACTCTGTTGACTTGCTAAACGCTGGCAAACCAGAGGACATGGAGGATGCCGATTGGGCTGACACTGTGTCACGCAACGTGGAGCATCTACAGTTGATGGTCGCCAAAGATTTCTGGACCACAGAAGATATGACAGCAGTCAACGCTGCAATTACAGCAAACTCATAAGGATCTGACGGATGGCAAAGAAGGACAAAAGCACCATCACGGTCAACGACGTTGAGTACGATGTAAACGATTTTACGGATGAGCAGTCAGCCCTGCTCAACCATGTGCAAGACTTAGACCGTAAGCTCGGCAACGCGCAATTTAACCTGGACCAGCTCATGGTTGGCCGTGAGGCATTCGTCGCGCGCTTGGCTGCGTCACTGGAGGCAAAGTCAGAGGACATTGCAGCCGAATAACTAAAAGGTGCGTCAATGGCATTGATCGATTTAAACATTCCGGCTGGCGTGTATCGCAACGGAACGGATCTACAGTCGCAAGGCCGTTGGCGCGACGCCAACCTGGTCAGATGGCACGACGGCATCATGCGTCCCATCGGCGGTTGGCGGCGTCGCACGGCGACTGCTGCGAGCTACAAGCTGCGCGGCATGATCACCTGGAACGACAACAGCGCGGACCGGTGGATCGCCACGGGATCCTACAACAACCTATACGCCTACAACCCCGGCGGCACGCAGTTTGAAATCACCCCAGAAAAGTGGAACACTGGACGCGAGGATGCCCTGTCGTTCACCGGGTTTGGTGGCGGCGCGTTTGGCAACTACGCCTGGGGCGTGGCCCGGCCCGACACCGCAAACATCCTGCCCGCGACTGTGTGGCAGCTCGACACCTGGGGCGAAAACCTGGTTGCGATGACTGAAGATGACGGCAAAATCTACGAGTGGGATCTGGACACAGACAGCGGCACCGAGACGGTGACCAACGGCACGTTTGACGCGGACAGCGACTGGACAAAGGGCGCGGACTGGGCAATCGCATCCGGCGTGGCGTCATGGTCTGGCACGACCGCAAACGCCTTGGAGCAAACCATAACTGGCCTGACAAATGGCGAGGTCTACGAGCTGACCTTCACGGTCGCCTCTGCCGGGGATCCGTCGGTCAACATCGACATCAACGGCACGACCAGCACGACCGACCTGGTTGACCAGGATTTTGACGGCACCGGTACATTCACCTATCGCTTCCAGGTGGACGACACGAGCATTGACCTGGACATCAACCCGGCGACGGACGCCGAGCCTGCGTTTGACATCGACAACGTCAGCATCATCAAGGTGCCAGCGGCCAAGGTGTTAACCAACGCGCCGGTCGATAACTTGAGCCTGGTCGTGACTGAGGAGCGTTTCTTGTTTGCCCTGGGAGCTGGCGGTAACCCCCGCAAGGTCCAGTGGAGCGACCGGGAGGCAAACAACGTCTGGGCACCGGCGACGACCAACGAGGCTGGCGACCTGGAGCTAAACACCTCCGGATCCATCATGAAGGGCTTGCGCGTGCGCGGCCAAACGCTTGTCCTTACAAATCGCGATGCGCATGTTTTCAACTATATTGGCGCGCCCTACGTTTTCGGTCAGGAGCGGGTCGGAACGTCCTGCGGGCTGGCAGCAAAAGAGGCTGCGGTCGTCGTGGACGCTGGCGCGTTCTGGATGGGCACCAACTCTTTCTATGTTTACAACGGCGCGGCGGTCGCTGAGCTGCCCTGCGACGTTTCAGACTATGTATTCAACGGCATTAACCGCGCGCAGATCAGCAAGGCGTTTGGCATGTCCAACTCTATGTTTGGCGAGATCTGGTGGTTTTACCCAAGTGCGGGCAGCACCGAGAACGACCGGTACGTCGTATATAACTACGTCGAAAACACTTGGTACATCGGTGAGCTGGATCGCACGGCTGGCGCGGATCGCGGCGCGTTCCGTCAACCCCTGATGGCTAAGGCGTCGGATCGTAAAATCTACGAGCATGAGGTCGGCCTGGAGTATGACAGCTTGACGCCGTTTGCGGAAAGCGGACCCTTCCGGATTGGCACGGGCGACCAGGTGATGTCGGTGACTGAAATGCTGCCGGACGAAAAAACCCAGGGCGACGTTAACGCGACGTTTAAAACCAGGTTTTACCCAAACGACACCGAGCGGTCATACGGCCCCTACACAATGAGCAACCCGACGAGCGTGCGATTTACCGGGCGCCAGGTGCGAGTGCGTGTCGAGGGCGCGCAATACACGGATTGGCGTGTCGGGATTAACCGCCTGGATATCGTGGCTGGGGGGCGTCGATGACGCAACCAAACAGACCACCGGAGCCGAAGGGCGAAGATTGGCAAACCTGGGGTCGGCGCTTGATGCAGTACCTCAGCCAAACCAGGATCGCCCTGGCGCAAAAGACAGGCGAAGAAAACGCGGCGGACGACGGCAGCTTTATGTGGGACCGCTCCGGGCTGTATCCGGTCGTCTCGCAAAACGGATCCTTCAATGAGGTCGTCGTAAAGCAAGCGGCGCCCGCCTCGTCGGTTGGCGCGTCTGGCGATACGGCTGGCATGATAAGCTGGGACACCGGCTACATTTACATTTGCGTGGCGGATTACGACGGCACCTCTGACGTCTGGAAACGCGTAACATTATCGGGGGCGTCATGGTGATCACTGAAGAATTCACACGCTGTCGCCCGTACATCGAGGCTGCCCTGGAATACTCCGGAGGCACGCACGACATCATCGATATATACGAGGGTATATACAAAGGCACGATGCAGCTTTGGCCTCGCGAGAAAAGCTGCCTGGTGACTGAGATCGTTGTTTACCCAAAAAAACGGGTGCTCAATATCTTTCTTGGAGGTGGCGATCTCACCGAAATTTTAGACATGCACGATGACGTGATAAATTGGGCTAAAGAGCAAGGCTGCGAGGCGCTCAACATGACTGGGCGATTTGGTTGGAAGAAACCGTTAGCAGCACACGGGTGGGAGCCAATGCACTCATCTTACGTTAAGGAGATATAAAATGGGCAAAGGCGGATCATCTACAAGCGTAGCAATCCCGGAATGGTTAGAGACAGCAGCGAAACGAAACCTGGGCCAGGCAGACAAGATTAGTCGCCTCGGACCCGTCCCGCTGTCTTACGGCCCCACGGTCGCTGATTTCACTGACGCCCAGTATTCCGGGTTCAATAACACAGCCAACACCGCCAGCGCGTTTGGCCTGAACGCCCCCGGCGGGTACAGCATGGGCAACCCTGCCGCGACAACTTTCGACAACGGCGTCCGGGCATTGAGCGCGGCTCCATTGTTTGAAGGTAAGATGGACGCGTTTGCGGCTGCGCGCCCAGCGCAAAAATCATACATCGACAGCTTTTTCATTGACCCGTACAGCGGCCAATACGGCAGCAACATGGCGCCCCTGGTTAACTACGACAATTACGGCACATTCGCTGACGCGGTGGCGGCGACTAATGGCGGAGGCGGCGGCGGATCCGACGCGATACCACCGCAACCCACAGACAGCGGCCCTGGCATGGCTGGCGGCACCAGCTTCACGACCTACGGCGGGCACCAGGACATCGCGCATCAAACTGTTAATGATGCGTTTATCAATTACGGCAAGGAAATCACGGCTGGCATCGCCAAGCCGGAGGACAACCCAGCCTACAACGCGGAGGTCGCGGCGGCGAATAAGGACGTTCCAGTAACTTACACAACGGATGACGGCGGCACCGTCACGAAAGCGGCGGGCGAGCTTACGAGCGCAGACTTTACGGCGGCATCCAACGACCCGGCCACGCAGTACGCTCTGGCGGGCGCATCGATGGCTGCGGCTGGGATTAAAAATGTCGGTGGCGGGTACAACCAAAACGATCCCACGACTGGCATTGGCGGCGCGATCACTGACGCGTTTGGTAATATCATCGAAACAGTCGCAGAGGTTCCAGGAATGATTGGCTCCGCAGTCGGCTTGATTGACGCGCCAAACAGCACATACGACCCGACTGGCGGGGATAATGATGTTTCAACGCCAGGACTATTCGCTGGAGGCACCGCTCAAGCAGAGACAGCACTAATTAACTCAGACATGAGCGACGATGAGTTTTTTGACGCTCTTGAGAATGACCCTACTGTTGGATCATACGTCACATACAGCGATAACAACAACGATAACGATAACGACCCCGTCCCTGTCTCTACTACTAGCTCAGGCGCGACTATCATTCCAACAGGCGCAACAATCGCTAGTGGAACAGTCTTGAACAGCGCAAGCGATCCTGTCGTCAATATAAACGGCACCCTTTATAATCAGAGCAATGCACCTACATCGAGCAACAACGACAGCGGCGGCGGTGGCGGAGGCGGCGGGGATGACGACGATTGCGTCATCGCAACACACGCAGTCGCGTCCGGCGGTTTCAACTACCAGAGCAAGCGTCAGGCTGTTGTATGGTGCATGCACAACCTTCACGACAAGTGGTGGGGCGAGGCGATCCGCAGAGGATACCGCACGCTGGGCCGCAAGAAGATCGAGCAAGGCAAGGCTGCGGAGCACTACGAAGAGTTCCGCCGGTACATCGATTTTGCATCAGGTAAGAAACGCACCCTGCGCGGTGCAGTCACGTTCACGCTACGCTCGGCGCAGTTTTTCGTCGTCGGCATTTTAAACAAGGAGGCTTGATATGGGCGCCCAAGGAACAAAAGGCGGCGGAACAGTCCAGCCAGTAATAGGCACAGCGCCAGCGACGCCCCCGGCAACGCCAGCTCAAGCCCCTGCCCCGACGCCCAACCCGGCGTTTAACGTCAACCAGGCGGCTGCTACCGGGCTGCAAGGCGCCATGACTGGCACGCAGCAGGCGATGGCTGGGCCGCTCAACGTGGGCGCGTACATGAACCCCTACACCCAGGAGGTCATCGACCGCACGCAGAACGACATCGAGCGGCAGCGTTTGATGGCAATCAACAACGTCGGCGCGCAGGCTGAGCGAGCAAACGCATTCGGCGGATCCCGTCAGGCTCTCGTGGAGGGCACGACCAACGCGGAGTACGGGCGCATGGCTGGCGACATGGCGGCGCAGCAACGCATGGCCGGGTACAACACTGCAATGGCAAACGCGATGGC